CTAAAATGCAATTAGATGTGTGGGGATGTAAGTATCATGAATTGGTAATGGGCAAACCATCTGGTGACTATTACATTGATGATAAAGCATGGCCCGATTATGTATTCTTTAATGACAGACGCTAATGACATTAAATACTGTAAAATTTGTTCCTAAAGGTTGGGGATATGAAAAGTGGATTGCCAATAATAAACAATACTGTGGCAAATTACTTTTTATTTCCAAAGGTAAACGGTGCTCATGGCATTACCACACATTAAAAAGAGAAACTTTTTATATTCAATCGGGACGGATTAAACTCTGGTATGGGAAGAAAGATGATAGGGATGAAGCGAAGACAACCATCCTAGAACAAGGAGATAACTTCCATGTACCAAGAGGTCTAAGACATCAGATGCTTGCTATAGAAGACACTGAGTTGTTTGAATTTTCTACTCAACATTTTGATGAGGATAGTCATAGAATTATTGCTGGAGATTTATTGTGATAGGATTAGATGATTTCATTATTACTAATGAAGATGCGGCAACTGATAAAGAATGTGATAAATTAATTGATTGGTTTAGGAAAAACCCACAATTGTATACAAAGAATACTGTTCAAACAAAGGATGGAGTCGTTGAAGATTCTGAAGCTAAGGTATGTGAACAGGCTTGGATGCCTAGTGGTAGTGTAATAGACAATGAATTTTTTGAGATAGTTAAAAGGGGCCTACATAATTATTTAAACGCTATACCTGTTGTCCCATCGGGACATGAGATTTCCTCTGCTTCATATTGTGTACGCATTTATAAAAAAGGTGAAGGATTTTTTGATACGCATGTTGATAATATAGGAGGATCCAATCCTCTTTCGGATAGATTATTTGCTTACATTCTTTATTTGAATGATGTAAAGAAAGGAGGAGAAACAGAGTTTCCAAACTTGGGGGTGTCTGTTGCGCCTAAGAAAGGAATGAGTCTCATGTTTCCATGTAACTTCATGTATCGACATAAGGGTCTTATCCCACTATCGCATCACAAATATGTCGCCACGGCGTT